AGATTCGTCGCATTGGCTTTTGGATTGAGCAGACCATAAAAGTCGAGATAAGGTCGCCCCCACTTCTGCGCGAGCGTAAACATGCCCTCTCGCTGTTCCTTTGCGGCGGTGTAGTTGCCAGCCAAACACGGTGTTGGGCAGACGTAAATCAGGTCGGGATTGACATTCAAGCTGGTCAACATGCCTTCCCATTGCGCCGCCGCCCAATGGACCTCGTTGGAACCGCTTTGGTCGCCCAAGATAATCGCGTCGTAGGTGTTGCCACTGAGGATGGCCGCCGTCCAGTTGGAGGCATTGAAGTAAGCGTTTGTCACCCACACCCCATTCCCGATGTTGCCGCCCGTTAGGAGCGCGAACGTGAACCCGGCCCATTGGTTCGTGTCATATTGCCCGATACCATATAGCGTCAGGTTTGGGCCGGTGGACGTGACGCAGGTTTGCAGGTCGGCGATACGCGGGAAGAACCAGTTTGTGAATCGCGGCTGCAACGTTCCGCCATTGTTCGCGTCAACCGTGGCAAGTGTGCCCCACCCGGAACCACCGTTCGTGCGGATGACGAGGGTGCCAAAGTTGTTGGATGCGCAATAGACAAGCTCGACAGTTGTAGCAGGCCACGGCATTCCGGTGGCGTTCACGTTGGTCATCGAATCCCCGGCAGCCATTGAAAAGTTGAAGGCTGGATACCGCACGTTGTAGTAGCTGCAACTGCCTTCAATATCGGCTCCGGCGGTGTGAGAGCCGTCATAGTGGCTGTAATAGATACCCGTGCCATTCGTCCGCATGTAGGTGCCGAGGATTGAGTCCAGACCATGTTCGATGTGGATGGCATCATCCCCGAGAAACAAGACGCGCAAGGGCAAGCCGGCTTGAAGTCGGGCGCGGACGCGAGGCAGCTTGTTGAGGTTCTGATTGTAGATTCCCAGTGCATCTCCGGGGATAGCGTTGCTCGTGGCAATCGCCGCCTGCCATGCTGCGGTCATGTTGTTGCTCGACGCGGCGGAGATGTCGCCGGTCGTGATGTAGTTACTCGGATTGCTGGCAAGGTAGTATTGCGGGGCGTTGAGATTCGTCGCCGTCCACACCCCGATAAGCTTCCGGTCGGATGTGAGAATGCTCAGTGAAGCATCCGAATTCGCATACACGTTGCCGGACAAGTCGCCCACCAGACTAGGCGCAACCACGCTGTTGAACTCCACGTCGTTCGTGGTGTTCAAGGATTGGTTATAGCTGGTGTTCGTGCCGATGCGGACGATGTTGCCGTTCGTGACCACCCGGCCCGCCAGATCGGGCGTGTTGGTGAAGATGTAGGTGGTGCCGGAGTTGGAGTTGGAAGCAACCAGCGCGTTGACTTGGGCGCGCGTATATCCAATCAAACTGTTAACATCAACCTGAACCCCAACAATATCCGCCGCCTCCTGAACTGAAAGAGAGTTTGTAACACCAATCTTAATCCGGGTGGGCGGGTCTGACTCTAACACTAAATCATAGACTGCGGAAACTACATTTGTAAATAAGCACACACCGTTAGCATCGGTAGTTGCAAACTTTGGTTCACGGCTGATTATCCTGGGGCTGTAGATATTTGTAGCCACAGCACGAATCGTCACCTGGCGATTAGTAAGGACTCCCAATTCAAGGTCTGAAAAGGAAACCCTGACGATATTGGAAACCGTTTGCGCAGTTACGCAAAAAGCGCCAACCAAAAGGAATAACAACGCAAAAAACCTTTTCATCTTACCTTTCTTAAAAAGGGGTGGAAGGAAACCATAGAAACCTTCCACCCCCACCCAACCAAACAACACGAACCCGGCAACCAAATCCTACTTCCCGGGATTCAGCTTGTTACCCTTTACAAACGAGATGTTTGTAAGGGTGTCCCCGTTGCCAAGCGAATCCCACTTAACATAAAGGATTCGCCCAAACTCATACCCTTTCATGTCCACCAGGTCATCGCGCACAATCCTGGTTTTCCCAGCAAGTGCGTTTGTGATGATAGTAGTGGAGCTTGCGGTCAAGTTTGTGTTAAACGCGGCCCCCGTCCCGGAGCGGCCAACGTAAACAATAATGTTAGAAGCCCCGGCGGAACACGTCCACTCCTGGTGAATTGGCACATAGTCCTGACCTTTTGCAGAAAAGTCAGAATATACCGCGTTCGTAACCAACGTGACGTTGGTATAACTCACAAGCGCGGCGATGCTGTTGCTCCACAACGTTGACGTGTTCGTGTAGCTCACGACCGATTCCACCCCTGCAGTAAGGTTTGTCAGCAGGGCCGCGTTAGTGTTCGATGTAAGAACACCAAACCCAAGCGGGATAGCCGTGTATGCCTGAGCATTAGCTTCCCTTACCGGCAGGAAGCACGCCGCTGCGACGGCCACGCCGCAGAGTAGTTTCATTGTAAATTTCGTAATCTTCATTTTTGTTTTCGAGTTTGAATTTGTTTCTATCAGTTACTTCTTGGACTTTAACCTGGAAGGCTTCCCCGTAGCCGGGGGAGTTTGAGGCAGAGTTGGAGCTTTAGCCGTCTCCACAGGGTGGCCGGCATTCGCGTCTGGCGGGCTGCCAGCGTCATTTTCCTCTCCGGAGGTATCTTTCGCCCCGGAGCCTGGGATGGTGAGCCCTAGGGAATCCAGCCCTTCGTCACCGTTCGCCCTGTAGGCGTCTAGCGCGGGTGAGGGTTTCTCCGTCCACCCAACCGGAGGATACCTGGACGGAGGATAGCCTGCGTCGATGAATTCCTCCATCGTTGGGCCATCCGTCCGGAGTCCAGATGAATCCGCCTTCACCGAGACCGGAGTTGGATTGAGACGATTCTCGCGGTTTCGCTTCTCTTGCGCATCTCGCGCAAGAATATGAGGAGGAGACTGACGGACGCGGGGTGTCACACCTCCACCTGAACGGGGGAACGCCGGTGTCGTAACTTCTGTCTTGACTCCCGTGATAGGCATCGGAGTGCAGGAAGGGTTCACAATCTTTCCGATTGCGATATACCTTCCTGACTCCGCTGCTTTATCGGAAGCCTCTTGGAGCGCCACCCCGTCAAGCCCGGTGTAGATATTCTCCACAACCGGCTTGCCGTTGTCGAAGCGGCTTCCAATTAGAATGAAGGCTTGCATCTTGGCTTGGCTCCTTCCGGATTACGGATGGACGAGACGGACGCCGGCATTGTCGGTGATGGTTCCAGCAGCCCCACCCTGCTTACCTGCGCCGATACCGAACAGGACGCCGCAGCCGACATACACGTCGCCGGTTCCTGCTTCCTGCCAACCCACACCGGTGAGCGACAGTCCGGACTGCTCGTCAACCATCGGATAGAACTTCATAACCTCCGGGATTCCAAGAGCGGAAGCCGCATTGGCGAAGTCGATTTGGCGGGACGCCACCGCGACGGAACGTCCATCACCGGCGAAGCCGTCCAGGTTCGCACCAGCAAACATGTCGGGGTATTCCCGGATGGATGAGAAGCCCGCAAGGTTGCGCCAGATGCGATAACCCTGGTCACCGTTGAGTGAACCGTAAAACAGCGAGCTTCGCACGCGGTCGTCCTGGCCAAGCTTGGACGCCATCGCGGTATTGATAATTGCGAAGCGGCCACGGTTGGCAACCTTCTGCGCATTGAGCTGATTCCGGATGTCACCATCGAAGGTGTCCAGGTTCACGTTCGCCAGCGCGGTGGAAACCGTGTTGGAGAAGTTCGCCGCCGTGATTTGCGCCAGCGCTGTGTCAACGATGAGCTTTCCAAGGGCGAAGCCGTTGTTGCGGATGGCTTCCTTGTAGAGCGCAACCTTGGAAGCGATCTGCGTCAGGTAGGTGATGTTAATCGTGACCACCTTGAAACGGTCCAGCGTCACCGGAACGTCTTCAATCAACGTTGTGACATCCTGCGTTGCAGCCTTGAAGCCGCCGTTGTTCGCATCATAGTCCCCGGTAAGTGGAACCTTCGCAATCTTCGCGGTGATTTTGTCACCCAAGACCGCAGTCTTGGAGGAGAAGTCCGTGCCGAAGCCACCCGGCTGGAACAACTCCGGAGTCTCCAACTTGAAAGCGTCCATCACGTCGGTGAGAATCTCCGGGACGGAGAGGGTCACCGCGCACATGCGCGCCTGAGGTTTGTTCAGCGAGCAGGCCACGAGAGTGACAAGCGTGCCGGCGATAACTGCAGACGCGAGCGCATGCCCTTGAGCCACGCCGGCCATCACGATAACGGCTGCGACGAATAACGCGAATACCGCCAGCGAGAGCTGCGACCAAAACGCCATCCGTGAGCCGTATTTCTTACGATTGAATGTATTCATTTCTTTGTTTCTTCTGTGTTTCGATTTGTTTGTTCTGTTCCCGGCTTACTTCGCAGCCGTGAACAATTCCTTATGACCGCGCAAGTCGCGCAACTCGCGTCCGATTTCAATGGCGCGGGAAGCTGAGCAGGTTGAAAGCTCCGTGCGCAACGTCGCCATCTTCGTCTCGGTGTCGGACGGTTCGTCACCTTCCTTCTTGACCGGGGCGGTGCCACGGCGCTGAGGATTCTCGGTGGTTCCCTTCGCGGCGCGCAGGTCGCTGATAAAATCCGTCAACTCGTCCTCGCTCCGCTCGCCCATCTTGATGAGCGCATCCTTCCGTTCCGCCTTCACGAGCTTGTCGGTGATAAGCGAATCAACCGCCACCGTCACGCGCTTCTTCTGCGCATCAGAGAACTCCTTCACGCGGTTCGTGAGAGTAGTGTTTTCCGTCTCCAAGTCTTTCAACTTGCCCATACGGGTGTTGAACTCGCGCACGATTGCCGCCTCATCCGACATGTCGGCGGAAGGAAGCAACGCGCACGATGCCATCGCGGCAATCAGTGTCTTCATTTTCGGTTTCTCTTTCTTTGCATCGTCAGGCTCCGCCGGTTTATGCGACAGATTGTTGATTGCCTGACAAATCCTAAAAGTATCCTCCGGCGTGGGGGCGTATTCGTTCCTGGCCGAATCCTCCACCGAGTCGCAGAAGCCATTCTTCTTAGCTTCCTCTGGACCCATATAAGTGGTCTTAGACATGAGCTTGGAAACAGAATCACGGCGCATCCCGGAACGTTGAGCAAGAATATCAACTAAGCCGTTCTTGATAACGTCCAGCCCTTCCGTCTTACCGTCGCCAAACTCCGGGTCATGAATCATCATGAAGCTGCCCGTCATCATGGTGCGCTTCCGTCCGGCCTGAAGGATGACCGCGCCCATCGAAGCAGCACAACCGATAACACACACGTCCACATTCCCGCGCGCGCGAATCATGTTGTAAATCGCCGTGCCCATTGAGACGTAGCCGCCGGGGCAATCCAGGAGCATCTTCACTTCCTTCTTGGCCGGGATATAGCTCAGGATTTCACCGAACCCTTTGGAAGTCATCCCGCCTTCCGCTTCGGTTCCGATAGCCTGGCAAAGCATAATGGTCACCGGCTTGTCTTCATCCGAGTCGATTGACCCGTTGATAAGTTTCATCCACGGAGGGAGTTTAAGCATGTTGTTGATTCTCCTGCTGCTTCTGTTGAACCGCTAGTAACTGCGGGTTGAGCGAAAGGACTTTCGCAAACTCTTCCACTGATTCAAACTTTGCGGTCTTGATTGCGTCACGGCGGCGGGAAGTCTCCGCTATGATAGTGGCGTCCACTTCGTCGGCATCTTCACCCCAGCGGGCGTGATACTCCTCACGCGACATAAGTCCACGTCCGACATCCTCCCGGTCTTGCTGCGCCTGCTGCCGGTCAACGTTAATCTTCTGTGGCATGTGCCACTTACGGACGTTCCAGTCAGGCGGTGCACCTTTTAGTTCGCCATCATAGACTTCACCTTCCATCAGGTATTCGTAAAGCTCGTCAAGCTCGCAAACCATGTCCATCTGCCACGGCTCAACTACACGCTGCGCAATATCCAAGTCCCGGCGAATATCTGTGCCACCGATATCGATAGGGAGGAACACCGAAGGGGGGAGTCCAGAAGAGAAGCACGTTGTGCTACTGAGGAAGTCTATGAAACCCTGCCACGCGGAACCGGGGCGGTTGGGCACATAAGGAGTATATTCATCACCCTTCCTCAGGACTACCGTTCCTGCGCCAATCTTGACGTTGTAGTAATCGTTCTTGGCGTTGTCGTCGGTGGGGAGATTGAAATTGGTATTGGTTCCGGGAGTCCCGAACCGCATCAAGCGATATGCTTCAGCGTCCAACGTTCCGGAAGCCGTCTTAATGATGTCCTTCTTGGAGCTGGCGTCCTTGACGCACTGCTTCTCCAGCGCAAGGATGTCGTCTATGTCGCGAGCGGTGTTAATCGCAGCGGCAAGGATAGTCTCACCGCGCTGCTGGCCTAAACGGTTAGGCGTAAAGTGATGAACAATATTCTCGCGGTCTATCGGGGATTCGCTTCCCTTGATGTTGTAGGAAAGTGGCGTGCCGTTGGAGTTAACGTTGATTCCGTCTATCCCGCTATTGATATGCGCAAACTCGCTTAGTTCGGCGGAACCTTTCTTGCTCCCGCCAACAACCATGTCCGCTTCCAAACCCTGAATCCGATTCTCGTATGAGACGGAATCATCAAAGGTAAGGACGGAGAATCCTTCACCGTCCAAAAAGCGAGCGCGGGCAGCGGCACGTTGGTATTGGCTCCACGAACACTTCGGTCCAAGGCTTACGTTATGAGCCTTCTTGCGCCACACCGCCTTGATACGTTCGCGCCACTTTGGGTCTTCGCACTTCGGAACCGGATGGAATCCGCACCCAACGGCAAGTGTAACCACCCGTTCAATCATTCCCCGGATGAACGGCGAATTCTTGTAGAGGTAACGGGCATTCTTACAAAGCTCCATCCGCGTATAGCGGTCCAAGTCCCGGTTGGCGTCCTGAACCGGGAACCAGATGAACGAACGGTTGGGAGACCACCGTGAACCTTCATACCAGTTATTCTTCGCGGCCTCCACCATCGCGAGGTTCCCGCGAGAATCAAGAATAGTTGGCTGGTCTTGGTTCATTTCTGGAGATACATCCAATTCTCGTTAGTCCCATAGACAGGGCGGAGATATGTTTCCATACGGGCTTCAATCGCAGCGTCTCCAACCGCACCTAGTTCCGCCAGCGCACGGTCGTAAAGCTCAACCAGATAAGTCCACATGACGGAGATGTCGGACTGCGATGGGCCGTTGGAATCGGAACCGGCGAGAGTAACGTGGCGATTGGAACCAGACGTGGAGCGAATCTCACCGCCGGAGATTATATCGAAGGCTGCGCCAGATTCTTGAAGCAGTTTGGTGCGGAGCGGGACCACAGGCCTGGCGGCGGAGCATTCAAGCCACGCCTTCCTCAACGCCGCCAGTCCAATTCGCACATCTGTCGTCATCTCTGAATGCCAGAGTAGCGACGGAAGGGGGTTTAGAGTTTAGACAGTTAAGACAATTGTAACATAAGCCGGAAAGCGTAAAAGTTACCTGCAGGTTACTTTCCGCGATTTATTATTCCACGCCTTCTCAGGGAGTCCATCGCCTTTACAACGCAGTAGCGAATCACACGCCGGTTAAGGTCAACTCCCCGCGCAGCTTTCAACCCCCACCGCTCTTCATTATCCCGGACTTGCTTCACCGTTACCAAGTCTCCGCGGC